TGTCCTGGGCACCCTCGCCCCCCAGCAGTACGCCGCCCGGGAGCTGGGCGCTGAGGTCCGGGCGATACAGGCCGGGCGCTCCGCCATCCTGTACCACCAGGCCAAGAAGCTCCTCCCCGAGGGCGCATACATGATGCCCAACGCGCTGAAGCTGCCGGAGATGATCACCGAGACAGCTGCTGAGGTCCGGCGCACACTACGCTCCACGGACCTCCCCCCGCGCATGCCGGTGCTGATCGCTGCCAGCAGCGGGACCATTGCGGCAGGGGTGATGAAGGGCTTCTATGACGCCGGGGCCGGCAACCGGCCATTCCTGATACACCAGGGATATGACCGCAGTGAGAACGCCATCCGGGAGTACATGATCAAGATGTCGGGCATCCCCATGGGGACGGCTGACCGCTTCTTCATCAACGAGGGCTTCAGCTACGGGGACAAGGCCCCCGCCGGACCCGAGCCCCTCTGGCCCTGCAACGTGTACTATGACCTCAAGGCGTTCCGCTGGTGGATGCGGGAAGGCCGGGCGCAGTACGGGGAGGCCCTGCTGTGGAATATAGGCTAGACCAGACGGACAAGCCCTGCGCCATCCTCGGGTGCGGCCAGCGCAAGGGCAACAAGGTCGAGTCCAAGTTCGGCTATGCGGTCTGTGAGGACCACCAGCACCTCTCCCACGTGGAGGTCAGCAACTGCGCCTGCGACCCCTGGGCACGGATGCGCCTGTTGGGCGGGTACCCCGGCTGCCCCGCCCCGACATACCACCCCCAGGGTGACCGGGAATGATAGAGTGCTCAGAGGCTGACATCAAGCGCTTCATGAAGCACGTGGACGTGCTGCCCTGTGGGTGCTGGTTCTGGACCGGGGCAACATCCAAGGGGAAGGGGAACAGGAAGCCCTATGGGACCTTCTGGGTCAACCGCAAGGTTGGCCGGGTCCGCGCCCACCGCTTCGCCTGCGAGGTGATCGGCGGGATGGGGGAGCTGCCCAAGGGACACGACCGGGACCACACCTGCCGGTTCTCCCTGTGCGTCAACCCCGAGTGTATTGAGTATGTCACCAAGGCCGTCAACCAGGAGCGCAAGCTCAACGGCTACAACCGCTTCAACCAGGAGAATGAACATGCAGACCGAGGAACAGTGGCTGATGGGCCAGTCGGACGAACCGGCTCAGGACGCCTACAAATTCTTCATGAGGCCGGACCCCGACATGAGGGAGTTCCTGGGACCCATTGAGCACGAGCACGACCCGCTGACGGGCCGTGAGGCCAAGTTCCGCTTCGCCAAAGTGGCGATGATCCGTGGTGCCGACCCCTCCAAGGAGGTCAAGGTGTACATCGGGTTTGACGGCCAGAGCTACGCCCCGCACATTCGCCTGGAGAAGGGCAAGGACCTCCAGGGCTGGTACCAGGGCAAGGGCCAGGCATCCGGGACCTCCCGGGAGCGCCCCTGCATGACGGACGCCATCCTCACCGAGCCCTATGGGGGCTTCTGTACGGTGGGCTGCGCGTTCTGCTACGTCAACAGTGGGGTCAAGGGCTACCGGGGGTCAGGCCTGATCACCGTCCCGGTTGACTACGGCGCTCATGTCAGCAAGCAGCTCGACAGCATGCGGACCTCCTCCGCAGGCTACTTCTCCAGCTTCACAGACCCGTTCCTGCCGCTGGAGGACGTGTACCACAACACCCAGCGCGGGGCGACCGCCTTTGCTGACCGGGGGCTGCCGGTGTTCTTCCTCAGCCGCCTCCGCTACCCCGGCTGGGCCATCGACCTCCTGAAGCGCAGCCCCTACAGCTACGCCCAAAAGTCCCTCAACACCAGCGACCCCGAGGACTGGAAGAAGCTCTCACCCGGGGCGCTCCCGCTGCTGGACCACATTGAGCAGGTCGGGGAGCTGCGCCGCCAGGGCATCTACACGTCCATCCAGGTCAACCCGATTGTCCCCGGGGTCACGTCCCTGGAGGAGGTGGAACGCCTCTTTGAGATGCTGGCGGAGGTTGGGAACAACCACGTCATCGTCAAGTTCGTGGAGGCCGGTTATGCCTGGGCCGGGACCATGGTTGAGCGCATCAAGAAGCGATTTGGCGACAACCGGGGCGGGGTGTTTGAGAGCCTGTTCACCGACAACATGGGCGGCCAGAAGTGCGTTGACGAGGAGTGGCGCTTGGAGGCCCACCGCCGCCTCCAGCCCTACGCCACCAAGCTCGGGATGACCTACAGCACGTGCTATGAGTACCAGTACATTGACCGCAACCCGGACGGCTCCCTGGCCTCCAAGCGCACGCGGTCGATTGGCCCGGACTTCATCACGTCTGACCAGTGCCACGGCCACAAGGTGCCGATGTTCACCCGGCTGGACACGGCGGTCCCGTTCGCAGAGGTCGCTGAGTGCCCGCCCTCGGGCTGCCTGAGCTGCGGCGACAAGACCGGCGGTGTGGGGGCCTGCGGCTCGCTCCTGTTCGGGGCGGCCAAGTCCAACCGGCTCCCGGACCTCCGCAAGAGTGTGTACGACAAGGAGGCACGCCCGTGAAGGACAACCGGCCTGGAGATGACATGCTGGCGGACCCCATAGCCTGGGGCCGCCGGTTGATTGAGACCTGTGACCACGACCCGCTGTACATCGGCCTGGTCAACTGGGAGGTGAGGGGCTCCCGGCTCCGGCGCTTCATGCTCGCATACTGGTGCTGTTACTCGGTCGGGGCGAGCTGGTACATCAGCCAGTCCTCGGGCTCCCGGTTCTGGGAGACGCTCCGGCGGGCTGCTGTCAACACCGAGCCCTCCCCGCTCGGGGGTCGCTGGCCCCGGGCTCACGAGCGCCGCCACTGGCGGGGCGACAAGTGCGTCAACAGCGTGGACTGGCTTGCCTCCAAGTTCAAGCACCCGGAGGAGGCCGTGGTCAGCCTGGAGGCCGCCCGCTCCCTGGGCGACGTCAACCGGCTGATGGACTGGCCCCAGTTCGGCCCGTGGATCGCCTTCAAGGCGGCGGACATGCTGGAGCGCATCCTGGGGGCTCAGGTCTCATTCCCCAATGAGCTGATCACCCTTTTCAAGGACCCCCGGATTGGAGCAGAAATGATGCTCCAGATACCGGGTCACGAGGACTGGGAGCCTGAAGGTTGTACCGCTCAGGATGTGGTGAACTGTCTCCTGGCTGAATATCAGGACATCCCCGCCCCTGGACACCGGGACTCAGGCCGCGCCTGTAACATACAGGAGGTGGAGACGGTCCTGTGTAAGTGGAAGTCCGCCCGCCGGGGCAACTACTGGATTGGGCTCGACACCAGGGACCACAGGGCAGAGCTGGAACAGTGGGGGGCAACAGACCTCCTGGCTGCCTACCCAACCCTGCCGGCTTGACCCCTATCCCCGCCGGGGATAGGTTTGACCTCAGAGAAATGGAGCATGAGACATGATCATCAACATTCGGGGCACCAACGGGTCGGGCAAGACGACCCTGGCCCGTCAGCTCATCGGACCTGACGCCCAGCCGATTGACCTGGTCCAGTACACGAGCCCAACCAAGCGGGAGCCCGAGCGGCAGCGCTTTGTGGAGGGCTGGGGCAGCGCCGGTCCGGGGAGCTTCCTGGCGGTCGGGTCCTACAAGCAGGGCTGCGGCGGCATGGACACCATCCCCTCCTTTGAGCTCCAGCAGCAAGCCGTCCGGGTGGCCGCCCAGTGGGAGAAGAATGGGCGACCCATCACAGGCGACCGGCCTGAGCACGTCATCTGCGAGGGCGTCCTGGCATCGACCGTCGCGGGCTCCTGGCTGGAGTTCTTCAGGCACTTCCCGGCGGGCGGCCACAACGTCCTCATCGCGTACCTCGACACCCCGCTGGAGCTGTGCCTTGAGCGCATCACGGCCCGCCAGATAGCCGCCAAGGGCGAGGCCCGGGAGATCAAGGTTGACCAGGTCCGGGACAAGGTCCGCGCCATTGAGGCGACCCGCGCCAAGTTCGATGCCGCCGGCATCCGCACCGTGACGCTCCGCCATGACGCCGCTCAGGCTGACCTGATGGAGGTCCTCCGTGGCTGAGCTAGACACCGCACCGCTCTGGGACTGGGTCAACGAGCGCCACGCCATCTACATCCGCAAGGCCCTCCGGGAGGGCATCGACCCTGATGACGTGTTCGCCCCTGCTGGGGCGGACCTGGAGGAGAGTGACCCGGAGCACTTCGCCGTCGCTGAGGAAGGTCCATTCACTGACGATCCTATCCTGGCCCAGTACCGCTTCTGCAACGTGTTCCGGGAGCTGGACCGCGTGACCCAGTGGATTGACCGGCACATCCGCAAGCCCTACGCGGACCACCCGGACCTCTGGCTGATG